TGTCGGAAAAGAATTACTCGGTGCTACGTGCATCGTTTCCGTGTTTTTGTTTTTTTGTTTCATATGGATTTCAGGTAAAGGGGAGTTAAACCTGAAACACAATAGAACAATTGAAAGAATAGGCTTGATTGTGGCGTAGTATTACGCTTTTATTTTTTCTGGGGTGTGCGAAATATGAAAACAAATGTTCCGTCACCCAACGTTGATAAGGCAGACGCAGGGTCAACAAGATAATGGACAGGTCCGACATCATCCGGTTTTGCCTTGAGAATTTCGACCGCAACCTTTCGGTGATGGCTAACGCTCGTCGTCTACACGACATTGACCCATCGCGAACGGTGCGAGGTTGGGAGAACTTTTTGAATCGCTATGTGCGTGAGCGTTTGGATGACTACGTGGGTCTTACACGAGGTCAAAACAAGCGTCCAGATGAAGAAAGCGCCATCAATCACGCAGACATCGAAGGCAAGGGCTACTACTACGACGAAGCAACCGATGACTACATCACGTTTCTTTCATGCGCCGAAGACATGATTCGCGTCAGCGGTGAGCGACACCGTTCGATGAAAGAAGCGTATTCTAACATGGTCGGCAAACCGGCAAGCATGAATCAGATTTCGCGTGAATTCGGCATTCCCCGCACTTGGTTTGACGAATACCGGCGTCGCCACAATTGGACGCACGACATGGACCCCTTCACCGACGAAGAGGTGTCGGTCAGCGAACCTGAACAATTGGTTGACGACCTGATTCTCCGTAGGCGACAAGCACTTCACAAGAAATACGAGAAGCGCAAGTGGGACGAAATCGAGAAAGATGCTGAGTCCTACCGCATGTTTGCGAACAATGTGCTGAATGAGTTCAAGTCTTTGGCGGTTGAGCGGTCTTACGAAGTGCCACGCCTCAACCTTGGAACGCCTCAGCATCCATACGCTCTCGTCATCAGCCCCACAGACTTCCATTGGGGTAAGCACGGATGGGTAGATGAGGTCGGAGAGACCTACAATTTTGAAGAAGCACGCGCTCGTCTGATGAGCAAGACGGAAGAACTGATTGAACGTCTTCCCTACGCCCCCGAAAAAATTATTGTTGCTACCGGTAGCGATTGGTTTCACGTTGATACTGATGCAGGCACAACAACGAAGGGCACACCACAAGACATGTGCGGTAGCCCTGCTGAAATCTTGATGACCGGTTGCACCCTTGCGCGTGAACACATTGACCTGTTGCGTCAGGTTGCTGATGTCGAGGTGGTCTTTATGCCCGGAAACCACGACCGCATGTCCGCCATCGGCTTGATGATGTATCTTAGCGCGGTGTATGAAGATGCAGATGATTGCGAGGTCATCGTCAGTCCCAAGACGCGACAATACCTACGCTACGGTAACACGCTGATGGGCTTCATTCATGGTGACGGAGCAAAGAACCTCGTTGAAATGATGAGCGTCGAGCAGCGTCGTCTTTGGGGCGAATGCGAACATCACATTTGGTTCCACGGCCATTTGCACCACCAAAAGGTGACTGAAAAGCAGGGCGCAATCATCTACCAATTGCCAAGCCTTGCAGGCCACGACCGCTACCACTATCGCCAAGGCTACACATCTTCAAAGGCAGGACTGTCGGCTCACATCATTGACTACGACAAAGGTGTAATTGGGTCCATGTTTGCTCCGGTTGGGGGCAATCATTGAAGTGACGAACGCCACGTTCTTTGGAAAGCGTTCGCGCTCCAAAAACCGTGGTGAATTACATGTATACCGTTATCAAAACTACCTCTTGGTCCTTCGTTTATCCCATGTTTGTGATGCCTCATGTCCAACAATGTTCGTCGTGCCCTTGCGTTTGAGCGGGCACGGCATGACGTTTCTTACTTTTACAGGTGGCTTGGCTATGAATGGGGACAACACATCGGCGAATGGATGCAAATGTATTCAGACAGGAAGGGTTCGCATGTTCACAGGGTTTGCATTATCGCGCCTCGTTCGCATTCTAAGTCAACGACGCTCGGAGTCAAACTGCTGCACATGTGCCTGTTTGAAAAATTCAACGGGAACCCCCTGCAAGTGTGGTTGTTCTCAGCAAGCCGAGACACCGCTATCCGACGACTCGCAGAAATCCGAGCAGACCTGACCAAGCACAAGGAACTGTCTCGATATCTTGACCCCAAGAAGGGCGGCAAACTTGAACTGTATTTCAACAATGGCGCAGTAATTCGTTGTTCCTCGGTTGGGTCAGCCATCCGTGGTGAACACCCCGCCGTCATTGCTCTTGACGATATTCTGCTTGATGCAAAAAAGGAACTGAACAACATTCAGTTGCAGAATTGGCTGCGTAAAGTTGTCATGCCTATGCTTGACCCCGGTTCATCCTTGTATTGCGTTGGCACACCTATGAGCCTGAACGACATCTACCATACCGAAATGCTCGACAATGCACAATGGAAGACCGGAACGTGGTCTGCTATCCCAAATTGGGACGAGTCAAAACATGAGCCTGAGAATTTGCACGCATTGTGGCCTGAGTTCCGCCCGGTCGAGTTCCTGTTAGAGCAGAGGGAAAGCATGGGTGAACTTGAGTTCGCGCAAGAATTGTTGTGCAAGGTGATTGACGATGAGTCGGCCGTTTATCCTCGACACCACACACGCAAAAACATGGACTTGGAGCAGGCCTTTGAAGGCGAAAAGCGGTCTGATTGCCGCTACGTCATCGGTTTCGACCCATCACAGGGTCTTGGAAAAGACTACTCCGTGCTTGTGGTCGTGCGTCAAGAGTCAGACGGTATGCTCGTCGTGACAAACGTGTGGCGTCGCAATGACTTCAGCCCCGATAGGCAAGCCGACAAAATTGGTGAATGGTGCAAACGATATAGCGCCCCACTTGCCGCTGAAGATGTGGGCTTCCAACGCCTGTTTAAGTCCCTGCTTGAAGCAAAAGGAATCAACGTTGACTACCGACAGTCAAAAGTCAGCAACAAAGGGCTGAAGCAAGGACTGATGAATCGACTCCGTGTTTGGTTTGAACGCGGCAAAATTGTGTTCCCCTACGGTGACGATAAAACACGCCGCATGGTCAGCGACATGCTGGAAGAATTAGAATCCCACGCATGGAAAAACGGCGACATCGTGGACACAGGCAAGCACAACGACTTGGTGATGGCCCTTGCACACGCCATTGACCAATTCTCAGCACAAGAAAACTCAGTCCCAATCGTTATGGGGTCAATGAAAAAAGCCGGATGGACCGGAGGCAAAGTCGGACCTCAACGCTCACGCGGAAATGCACTCGGTGGCAAGGTCGTTCGTAGGCGCTTATAAAGCACTTTTTCAGAATTTTTGCCGCAAGTTTTTCGGGGCACTAAGCAACGCTGGGCGTCGCCGTCGCCGCATTTTTGGGAAAGTATTATAAGGTGCGACCGCTTGGTTAGGTTTGAGCCGCGCAAACACAACGAGCGGCCGTAGGCATACCAGCAGGAATGATTGAAATGGAAAACATGGATGAGCGTAAGCAAGAAAAGTCAGAAATGGCACAGGATGAGGTTGTCGAGACCGTCTTCTCGACCGTTGGAGGCGAGCGATTCGCCCAAGAGAGCGCGGAGGCGTTCGGCCGCATCGTGGCCGAGAACGTCACCGTGTTGGCAGGCCACGCGGCCCGGACCATCCGAAAGGGATGGACCGCCGCAGAGTCCACCGACGCAGCCAAGACCGCCCGCGCGGTCGCTGCCCTCAGCGAGACCGACACGGTGCCCACCGCCGAAAACGTGGCCGCAGCCCTCAACGCTGCCGGTCTCGGAATCAGCGCCCACCGCATCACGCAGGCCGTCGCCCGCGTCGAGAACGGGACCGAGAGCATCCGCGACACCACCACCGCCCGCCGCATGACCAAGGCTGCCCGCCTGCTTACGCAGGCCCTCACGGCCGCCGACGCCGTGGCCGAGGCGATGGCCCTCGCCGAGAAGGCTCGCCGCATCCAGCAGGTGCCCGAGGGCTTCCGTGCGATGACCGGCGAGGCCGCGATGGCGTCGAACTACCCCGCCGCTGCCCGGTCCTTCGGCCTTGCCGAGACCGACCTTCTGCCGATGGTCGAAGTC